TACCCTCTGATGTCCCATAGTTTGCGAGACCCTTATCATTGTATAGATAATACTCCTCAACTTTTTTGATTAGGTCAACACCAGTGTTAGACTTCACATCTTTTTGTATCTGTCTAACCTTTTTAATTTTACGAGGATCAATATATCTCAGTTCTTGAACACCACCTTTAATATTTTTCTTATTGATTACTTTATGGTAAAACAATCTACCATCAACATACCATCTACGAAATATATCATGACCTTTAGTATCAAAGTCAAGTAGACTTAGAACCGTGTCAAATTCCTCTCGTATTCTGTTTTTTATACTTTTTGGATATGGTAATCTATCTAAGACTATAGAGACAGCTTGGTCTTTTTCGTCAGACACTATACCTTCATTGACTATATCTTCTATCGCAGAGTCACACTCTGGTTGTTGTGAAATGTCACGATACCTACGAACCAAATCTTGTTCAGTTCGTTCTCTACCGTCTGTGTCTAAAACTTGACCAAAGAAACCACCACCAGCGATGTCAATCGTTCCGTCATCACTGGAGGGGGGAGTGAACTTGTCACTCCCCGATTGGTCTTTTATTTTTTCAAACTTGAATCCAAAGAACTCTGCCATTATCTTGTATCTCCTAATTTGTACTACTATTTAGTAGGGTTAAATTAGAAACTTACCGCAGATGGTTCAAAGTGTTGATATCTCCAAGTAACTTCAAATGTTTCTATCTCAGTTGCCTCTGCACTTGATAAATCAACTGCAGCCACAGTTAGTGGATAACAAGCTCTAAAGATATAAGTTTTCAGAATCGTGTCATCTCTATCTAACTGTTCAACAAATACATCAGTTTGATAATCAGATGGTGCAACGACACCAGTATTATTTGCAAAATCATTAATACCGTTTTGCCATCTCTCCATCGCATTTCTTATCATGAAGTCAGTATCATTGTAGAACGTGGTAGTCCAAGTCTCAGGAGCTGGTCTATCACCAGAAACATAAATGTTCCTACCTCTAAATGGAACTGCTATTTCACCTAATGTTGATGCAGGTAGTTGTGAAGCGGTGCAAAGGAAAGAGGTTCTACGAACATCAAGTCCTATTGCGATACCAGATGGTGGAGTAATCGTCACTCTAAACTGATTGGCTCTTGCACCACCACCGATTAAGTTTGATTTAAAATCGTCTATGTTTGCCATGATTAACCCCCTACCTCAGAAAATGAAACCCCTGTCCTAACAGCAATAAAGTTAAGGGTTATGAAGTTAATTGACCTAGCAGGTTTAATAAAGATGTCTGCAATAAACTCGTTTCTATCTATTACCTCTCCTGTGTTATTAGTTGTATCACAAATAACAGAGAAGTCTTGTATACCCCTACGACCTTGAACATCCCTCAAGAAAGGTTCAACTAAGTTTCTAAATTGTGCTCTTGTGAACTCATCATTGAACTCAAAGAGTTGGAACTTAGATGCAGTTGATATTGCTTTCTCAAGAACTAAGAACAACCTACGAACATTGATTCTATCAAACGCACTTGGTCTTGCGAGTGCGGTCTTGTCACCAAAGAGTGTTACACCTTGGCCTGGGAAGTTAACTACTGGATTAACCCTTGCACGATACAAGATATCTCTATCTGCCTTTCTAGGATTGTAAGATAACTTGATTGCGTTTCTTACTCGTCCTCTAGTAAATCCGGCAGGTGAGAACCATGCGTCTTGAACTAAGTCAGTGTTTGCACAAAGACCAGCAGTGTCTCCATTCAATGGGACAAATCTAAATACATCGTTATATTTGTCGTACAAATATTTATAACCACTATCAAATACAACGTATGATGAAGATGGACACAAGTCAAATGCAGTTTTAACATTTGATGTTTGTGTTACTATATTTGAAACATTAACTGTCGCAGAACGATGAGGTGAAGCAAACGCAACACAGTCTCTTCTTTCTTCCACAAGTGTAGTCAACATTGTAACATGTGTGTCTTGGTCAGATGCACTATCACCAGCACCACCACCTTTACCACCAAGAACTAAGTTGATGTCTAGTGATTCTGTGTCTTGGAATAAGTCATATCCAAGTTCTATTTCACCAGCAGTAAGTGCGTAGTCATCTGTTCCACCAGCAAGATTAGTTATGGTTGGAGTGTCTACTGCAACGTAAGCAGAAACACCACTTTCCAAATCTATGTTATCACCAGCGTCATTTGAAGAACTATCTGTTCCGTCTAAGAGAACCTTGTCTCCAGCATCAGATGAAGAACCATCTGTACCGTCCAACAATAAGTCTCCTCCTGTTGCACCGTCTAAGTCAGTTCCCCAATTTGTTCCAGCGGTATTGTGATCCATCCAGTAAACAAACTCTGATTGATTGTAAATTACGTTTGGATAGTATAGAGTATTACCTTGAGGTGACTTTGCTTCTGGGTTCTTAGATAAGTTTGCAAAAGTCTCTAATACTGCAAGAGTTCTTTGACCGTTTGCATCTACATCGAATCCAGATATTTTTCCTTGTGTATCATAAACTACTATATGTAACTCGTCAGAAGTTCCTCTTCCGTTTTGTGTTGCAAAATCAGAAGTGCCTGGAGCCCCATCAAATAAATCATAGAATCTCCAACGTCTGCGAATTGTTGTTCCAGATGAAATTGCGGATTGTAAACCACCACCATTTACATCATCGAATAGTTTAATAGTTATAGTTGCAGTGTCAACAGCAGTTACTTCGTATTCACTTCCGTTTGACTCTTGAAAATGAACGATGTCTCCAACACCAAAAAATGAAGATGCAGAGGAGACAGCGACTGAGGTAGCACCTTTACTTGCAGATGCACCTGTTGTTGTTGCACTTGTATTTTCGTATGCGGTTGCGGTTGCACAAATTGAAACACCTATCGAGTTACCATGTGTTCCAGCAGTTCTTGCAGCCCATTCTCCAACCGAACCTTGTCCATCTCCGAAGGACTCTAAGTAGTGGTCAGTTGTACGAATTAATAATCCACTACCGTTTGCAGTAGCATTTACTATTGCAGATTCAGCCCTAACGACTTTAAGAGAATCCGTGTATGATAAAAAACTAGATGCCGTGAACCAGTTTTCAAACATGTTACTATCACTTTTTGGTTTACCAAAAATCTTAACAAGTTCTTCTTCAGAACTGATGTTAGTAACTTCTGAAACTGGGCCTTTTTCAAATGCACCTGCGATTGCACCTATGGAGGTTGCGACTGCTGGTACGACATTAGTTAAGTCTATTTCTTTGACTTGAACGCCAGGAGAAACTAAAAAACCCATGACTTTACTCCCTATTAGTTATCTTTCCAAATATTTATAAAAAAAAACATTCCAAGACGTATTCGTTTATAACACAAAGTTATAAATACAATCATGAAAACACATTATGAAAAATATAAAACAACCATTAAAAAAGTTGCAAGACGACATCGGTTATTGAAAGACAAATGGATAACTGATTATCTTATGACTAACTCCTGTCAAGTCTGTGGTGAATCTGAGTTAATATGTTTACAGTTTTATCCTGACGATAGAAAGATAAGAGCTCTATCTAAGAAGTCTAACAATAAAAAAGATGTTATACAGTATATAGAAAAAAACAAAATTGTATGTAGAAACTGTTTTCAAAAACTAGACTCTGATTTGATTGACATACTCTGAGAGTTTTTATCAGTTCTAAAAAGTATTTGTTTTTGATTACTTGTGTGGTTCTGTGACTCTCTGACCTGTTCCACGATTATATGGTGGTGTTGTGACTTATCACAAACAGGGTCAGCATTTCGTGCATCTCCAGTGATTAAGTATGCTTGACATCTACAACCACCAAAATCTTTTTCCCTTTCGGGACAGGTATTGCATGGTTCTACCATCCACGATTCACCTCTGTATGCATTGAACCCATCTGAGTCATACCATATCTCTCTGATTGATTTTTCTCTCACAGATGGAAATGTTAGATTAGGTAACATTCTTGCCTCATGACATGGTAGTGCAAGACCATCAGCAGTCAGATTTAAAAATACAGAACCCCAACCACTCATGCAAGCCTTGGGTCTGGTTTCATAGTAATCTGGATTAACAAAATATATTTTCATCTTATTACCCACTCTTTTACGAAACTCGTTTGTGACCCTCTCTGCATCAACTAATTGTTTCTTACTTGGTATTAGATGTTTTTTGTTTTCATATGCCCATGCGTAGTATTGTGTGTTTGCTAACTCCACATGATCTGACTCCATAGACTCTGCCATCTCTAGTATCTGTCCCACATGGTCAATGTTAAGTCTGTGTAAGACTACATTCAATACCATAGGATACTCATATTTTTTTATTAACTTTGCGACTTTTGATTTTAGTTCAAAGGTTCGTGTGCTAGATAAAAAATCATTCATCTCCTTAGTGGAATCTTGAAACGACAACTGTATCTGTCCAAGTCCACCTTCTTTGAAAGATGCGATTCTTTTCTCTGTGAGTCCTATACCTGATGTGATTAAGTTGACATAGTAACCCATTTTTGTAGTCTCACTTACTAAAGTTTCTACGTCCTTTCTAACTAAGGGTTCTCCCCCTGAGATACCTAACTGAACTGCACCCAACTCTCTTGCTTCTTCAAACACACGCAACCATTCCTCTGTGTCTAACTCAGGGCCGTAACTTTTGTAGTCTAATGGATTGTAACAAAATACACAGTGAAGTGGACACTTGTAGGTTATCTCTGCGTTTACCCACAATGGAGGTTTCATATGTTACCAGTTAGTATCGTGTTTTCTAACAACAGGAGACCAACGAGTTCCATACTCATCAGTCATGTGACCAATATTTTCTTCTTCCAATCCATCTACAACAAACCCGAAAGGAGCCATGTCTTGTTCAAGTTGGTCTTGTTGTTCACGATACATCTGTTGTCTTATGTCACTATCAGTCAGTTCTTTAAAATACATTTGATCTGTTGCCCATCCAAAAATAAACATACATGCAACTAAGTCATCTGTGCAACCATCGTCTGCTTCAAATGAACTACCCTTGACAATGAAGGTGGATAACTCATTAATGGTATCATAGTCCTCTACAACCATCTTGTTATCTTCTATCATTTGTTTTAGATTAGAACACCCAATCTTCTTCACTGCTTTTGTAGTTCTGACACCTAACTGAACTTTACCACCAGAGAATCCTGTACCCATCACCTGACCAGCACGACCTCTCATGGATGCCATGA